TATCTAGGATCAGTAATTAAAAACAATGCATCAGGGTTTTCTCTTTTAATTATTTCCCTTAACAGCATTGGATCTCCATACCCATCAGATGGATACAAAATCACACTAGCATCTTCTATTTGTTTTTTACCCCCAAAATCCTTACTTATATCCAGGATTTTTCCTTTATCGGGGTGTTTTACAGCTCCAGCTATTTGAACCCAATTGTATTTGTGGAGTGTGCCTAAAACAGTTTCTCTACCAATTTGAGCTACTCCGGAATGAACTCTAATGTCATCAGTAATTAAAAGTATTTTTTTTCTTTCGTGTTTTGGAATATAACCTTTTTTCATTTTAATCTTGGGTTGGGGGTGTTAAATTCGTGTGGTTCATAATTTTTTTTCTAAACTCTTCATCTGTCAAAAACAAGTGCATTGAACGATCTGCTAGTTTTTGAAATGAGAATTTTCTTTTCACACATTCAATTTTAAAGTCATCAAACAAGTTTTCATGTAGTTTTACACTTGTTAGGACCATTTTGTTTGATTCGGACATAATCTTTTTTTTAGTTAATAACTTGTAGTGTCGGATATACGTATTGATGGAGGGTTGGAAGATGCAAAACATAAATGTTTTTCTTCAAAGAAAGGGCAATAAGAACAATTCCATTTTGAAGGGTTTGCTTTATGTTCAATTTCTTTATATCCGTTTTTATTAAATGCTCCTTCTATAAATTCATTCAACAACTTATAAGCTTTATTTATTTTAATTTTACCCGATGGAGGTTTAAATTCTTGTATTCGTTTTTGAGGAAAGTCTCCTTCAGTATACACTTTACGCTTTACAATAAAAAACTCTACTTCTATATCATCATAAGGGATGTTAAATTGATCACCAAAAAACTTTTTATATAATATTAATTGGGCTTGCTTTATTTCATCCTTTTTAGCATAATCTTTCCAACCATTTGTTGAAGTTTTTATATCAATAATTTTAAATTTGTTTGTTGGTTCATGATACATGACAACATCTAAATATCCTTGATATACTACATGTTTATAATGGGGGTGAGGATATATAGTTATGGGCAACTCACAACCTACTAAATGCCATCCTCTTTTACTAAAATATTTACCTCTATTCTTTTTTATAAAATTAATAATTTCAACCCCATCTTCAAAAAATTCTCTCATTTCAGTGGGATTACTAAAATGTTGTTTTTTATTTTTTTCGTATTGAAGTTTATATTCTTTTCTATATGATTCTTCAAATATACCTATAATATCTTCTTTATCAGCAGCAACTCCACTTTGTTCATACATTACAGTTAGATAATGTTGAATAGCTTCATGGAGGGCAGTTCCAAATATTGTATGAATTGTTGAAGTAAATCTTTTATGACCATCTTTATATTGTAAAGACCATTTGAGGGGACAGCTAGTGTACATTGATAGCTGTGAGAAAGATATTACTTTCTGATATGAAAAGTTTATCTCAGGAGAAGTATACTTTCTTATTTGTTTAACAATATTTGGAACCTTTTTAGCCACTTATTTTTTCCACTTATTTCTAATAACTAACATAGCAATAATACCATAATTTGAAATATCTATAAAGCTATCAATAACATTTTCACCTTCTACAAAGTTTTTTCCCCGTTTCAACAAATTTTTAATTCTATTAATTTTATCATTGCAGCGGAGCCATATTCCAGTTAATGAAAATTTTTTATCTTCTTCATCTTCAAGTGTAGAACCTAAAGAAATATTTCCTAACCCATAATCTAACATTTTCTTTGAAAAGAGTTCATATTGTTCTTGTTGAATTTTTTTAAACTCTTCAGCTATTGTAGGGTAAATAGATTCAAACTCTTCTATACTATCTTTCATTTATATAATTTTTTTATTTCTTTTTTGTCTACCCCCATATCAATGAGGATTTGTTGAATTTTTTCTTTATCTAAAATGTTAATATAAGATATAGCTTCTTTAGAATTAACATCAAAATATTTAGAAATATATTCAATTAAATCCTCATTGATTTTAGATGTTTTACCTTTAATATAACGTAACCATACTTTCTTTTTAGGGATAAGATCTTTATAAGCTAAATATATTTGTTTGTGGTTTTGGGGAGGAAACTTTTGGAGTATATTAGCTATTTCCACATAGTTTTGATTCATACTAATAAAACGATGAATCATATAACTATTCCATTGTTTCCAATCCTCATCACTAAATGAATCCACTGGGGATTTATTAATAGTGATTTCAGTTAACCAATCAAATATGTTTTTGATTTTAGCCATCAATTAAATCTTCTTCAAGTTCTTCTCGGAGTTCAACAGGAACTGTAGATCTTAAAATTTTATTAGTTTCAGGGTCAAAAAACACAGGAATTGGTAGAACTGCATCTTCTTCAGCTCCTACAACAAATTTTGATACTTTACGAAGTAATACTCCCTGTTGAAATACTTTATTCCCATTAAAAGTAGTAAGACCTATAGTATTTTTAAGGTCAATGTTTAAATTCATTTGCTTTTCTTGTTCCATAATTTAAGATTTTAATTCAATAATTTTGTAGATTAAACTTGCTGCATTGATTTCTTTATCAATAGAGAATTGTGCCTGGTATTGATGTTCATTAATGTGATATACAACCATTCCCTCCTTCCCAGGACAATAAGAAGAAACATGATCGTATAAAAATTTAAATAATTCTTCAAAAGAATTTTGACCTGAATCAGCTATAATCTGACGAATGTCTTTCCAGATGGGTTTAGGTTTAGATAATTCTTTTAATATAAGATTTGTATAACCAGATGATACTAAAATTGTTGAATCAATTTTCAATTTCCCATTCTGAGATGATAATTGAATAGTATTTAAGCATTTACGTAAATCCGGATAATATTGATTTACTAAGGTTGCAACATCTTCAATTTCAAACTCAATAGATTCTTCATTTAAAATCCAAGCTAAATGTTTAGCTGTTTCTTTTTTAGAAGGAGGAATAACTTTTAATACCTGACATCTAGATTGTAAAGGATCAATAATACGTTCAACAAAATTACAAGTTAATATAAAACGAGTATTTCGTGAAAAACGCTCAATAACATTTCTTAATGATGCTTGTGCTTGGATAGTAAGAAAATCTGCTTCATCCAAGATAACAATTTTAAGAGGTTTAAACGTAGCTGACATAGCAAAACTGGAAACTTTATCTCTAATAGTTTCAATACCTCTCTCATCAGAAGCATTAATAAGAATGTGATCACACTCTAAATTTTGGATTATAAGTTTAGCTAAAGTAGTTTTACCACTCCCAGCAGGACCATAAAACAACATATTAACTATGTCATTTTGGTCTAAGAAATGTTGAATTTGGGATTTAAGATTTTCATTACCCACAAAGTTTTTTAATATTGTAGGGCGATATTTTTCATTTAAAAGACCATGATGTTTTTTCATAAAAAATTTATTTCCCTTGCCCACGATAAGGTTTTACATAATGTTTACTAAGTTTATTTTTAGAAACTTTAGTTTTAGCATGTACTCCTGGGCGGCGTTTTTTACCTTTAGTTTGAGTTTGATCTTTCTGTCTCATTAAAACTTATTTGTTTTTTTAAAGTTAAATACCTTGTTTGAAATTTTCACCATAAATTGAAAAAACTTTTGGTTCTTCTTCAGGAAGTTCTTCAACATAGATAGCATATAATTTACTATCTAAAGGATCTAATCTATAAGAACCCTTAAATCCTGTAACATGGAAATATGCTTCTAAAGCATCTGTTAAAGTAGGGTGAATATGGCCAGAAGGTTCATCTTCTACTAAGCGCCATCTGTCTCCCTCAGGGATTCTGTTAGCAATTAAAACTAATTTTTCTTTAATAACCATATGAATCTAAATTAGTATTATTTTTATCTTCAGGTTCATCAACAATTACACATTCTGTGAGAAGCACAGTACCAGCAACAGCAGCAGCATTTTCAAGAGCAGTACGAGTTACTTTTGTGGGATCGATAATACCTGCTTCTTTCATATTCACAACATGTTCTTTTTTAATATCATATCCAAGCCAATTATTAGTAGGATCAAGATGAAGAACAGTCATTTGAGCTTCAGTAGAATCAAAACCAGCATTTACAAGGATTTGTGTAAATGGTTTACCACAAGCTTTCCATACAATTTCACCTCCAATAGTTGAACGATCAATTACTTCCCGAGCATAAATCAAAGCAGCACCACCACCAGGAACAATACCTTCACTTAAAGCAGCTTTAGTAGCATTTAAAGCATCATCTACCCGATCTTTCTTTTCATTCATTTCAACTTCGTTATGCCCCCCAACATGGATAATAGAAACCCCACCTACCATTTTGGCTAAACGGTTTTGAAGTTGTTCAATTTCAAAAGGAGTAGTAGCTTTATCAATTTGGGATTGAAGTTCTTCAACACGTTGGTTAATAGCTTCTTCATTACCTCTTCCATCAACAATAGTAGTTTGGTCTTTGGTTACGGTAATAGTACGGGCTTGTCCGAACCAATCCCAACTAAACTTTTCTAGCTTCATACCTTTATTTCGATCAAACACCTGACCTCCTGTTAAAATAGCAATATCTTCTAAAAGAAGTTTACGACGTTCACCAAAATCTGGGGCTTTAACAGCACATACTTTAAGGGTGCCACGGGCTTTGTTTACAATAAGAGTAGCTAGAGCTTCATTATCAATATCTTCAGCTATAATCAATAAAGATTTATTAGTATTAGAAACACTCTCTAGGATAGGGAGAAGTTCTTTTACTTGAGTAAATTTGTGGTCTGCAATTAACACATAAGCATCTTGTAGGGTACAAGTCATAGTGTTGTTGTTGGTTACAAAGAAATGAGATTTATAACCTCTATCAAATTGCATGCCTTCTACAGTTTCAAGATAAGTTTCTCCAGATTTACTTTCTTCAATATGGACAACTCCATCTTTTCCTACTTTTTCAATAGCAGTTGCAATTAATTCTCCAACTTCAGGATCATTATTGGCTGAAATAGTAGCTACTTGTTTTAGTTGTTCTTCTGAAGAAATATCTTCCGAAATGTTTTCACGTAATTCATTAATAACACGTTTTACGGCATCATCAATATCACGTTTAATTTGAACAGCATTAGCTCCATTATTAAGGTGAGGTAAGCTTTCTTGAATCATTTCACTAGCTAGCAAGGTAGAAGTGGTGGTACCATCTCCAGCTTTATCTGCAGTTTTAATAGCTGCCTGTTTTACAAGTCGAACACCCGTTTCTTCAACTGGGTCTTTTAGTGAAATGCTCTTGGCCACAGTAACTCCATCTTTAGTAGATTTAACTTCTGAAGTTGGGGATGAAATTACGACATTTCGACCATTAGGCCCCAATGTACAAACAACAGAATCTTTTAAAATATTAATCCCTTTAATAAGTTTATTACGCCCCTCAGAGCCTAGTTCTATAACTTTTGCCATATATTTAAATTTAAAATGTTAATTAAAACGGTAAATCTTCTTCATTACTTTCAGAAGTTATACGACCCAATATTTGATTTTCGGGTCCCACATAATATTCTTCTCCTTCATGTTGGAATTTAGTAAAACCCATAGTAGGTAAAATTACTATATCTCCTATATTAAGAGAAGAATTTATAAAAGTTCCCATAGCTGTGTATTTACCAGGACCTACAGCTATAACTTCTCCTTTTTCATTGCGGTCTTTACCTAAATCTGGTACTACAATGGAACCATATTGGGCGTCTTCATCCTCATCAAGAGGTTTTACTATAACAGCATCAAATAATGCAACTAATTTTTTAGACATCGAAAACAGAATTTAAAGATTCAATAATATTTTTATATTCATTTAAGTATTCTTTCAACCCAACCACAGATTCTTTGCTAGCCATTTTGTGACGAACAGCAGCATGGAGGGCCGTTTTAAGAGTAATATAAAATCCTAATTTAACTTCACTAAAATCATCCCCTCCTCCCTTATATAGGTGGTGAGATTTGTCTTTTTCTTGACGAACTTTTAGAACGTACTGATACCCATCATGTTCAATACTATAAGGATCTAAAACTTTGTCTTTAATCGTAACCATTTGTTTTGTTTTTTATGTAACCAATAACCTAAAGATAATAAAAACCTTTTAAAAAACCAAACCTAAGGAAAATTTAAGTTAATTAATCTTTAAAGTGTGTGGTTTAGCAGCTTCAGCAAATGGTACTTGGACTGAAAGTAACCCATCTACAAAACTAGCTTTTGCTTTATTAAGATCAAATTTAGCCCCTACTTTGTAAGCTAAATGAAATGAACGCTTAGAAATTCCCTTATGGATGTATTGACGAGATTGAGGTTGAGGAGATTTTTCTTTGTTGTGCATAAAAATAATAGTATCCCCTTCTATTTTAATTTCAATAGCATCTTTAGAAATTCCTGTACATGCTAATTCAAAATTTAAACCTAAATCATCTTCATAAATATCAATAGGATGATTTAATTTGGCTTCAATAGCCGGAATATAAGGTTGAGATGTGTCAAAAAAATTTTTGACCAAAAGATCAAATGGAAAAAACTCTTGTTTTAAAAATTTTGTATTCATAATGTTTGTAAGTTTAAGCTGTCCTAAGATCAGCAGTTAAAAAATTAATTAAAAAACTTAAATTCCCTTAGGTTAGGTTTCATGTTCTTGTTTGAGTATAAATATTAAAACTTTATATTTCTGCTTGTCTATACATGTAGTATTTACATTCAAGATTTTTATTATAAAATTCTAACATCATTAAACCCATCTCATTAATATAAAGTTTCCCTTCATCAGCATCTTTATTAAAGTTTAAAATGTTTTTAAATGTATCTGAATTAAACGGAAGTTGTAAATTATCTACATTTATTTCTCCCATTATTTGATATGAAACCTTATTATTATGACCATCAGTACCCCCAAAAGTAAATTTACATATCTTTTCACCATCTAAAGAGGTGTCAGTAGTAATTAACATATCATCAACCCCAGTTAAAGCGTTTTTAGCTTTAATTAGATTTTCAACATCTTCTGATGATAATTTTAATATTACATCCCATTCAGGAATGTTAACAGTTCCTACTTTTCCTACTAAAAGAGGATCAGCCAAAGCATAGTCTAAATTATAGTTGGAATCTGAGATTTTTAGTTTGGTGTTAACTCCATTATTATTTTCTAATTCTAGAAGTAGATCGCCATTACAAATACTGACTAGATTCAATAGTTTTCGGGTATCAAAAACTGCTAATTCACTATCATATA